GCTTGAACAAAGCATTGAGATTAGGATTGAATCCTGCTACAATTAGGGGTATAAGTAGGTTTGCGGGTTTACCGGGACTTGCAATAAGTACGGCTATGACTGCATATGATCAATATAAAAAATATCAAAACGAAGAAGGATTCGTATATAACTTATTCAATAAAGAGGGGAATTAATTAAATGGCTGATGTAGATAAAGCATTAAACACCACAACGACAGTTGAAGTTCCAAAAGAGGAAGAAGTATTAGCTGTTCAAGAACAGATTAAAGAAAACGTAGAAAACAAAGACAACGTTGCTGTTACTATGGACGAAGAAGGTGGAGCAGAAATAGAATTTAATCCATCAACAGTTAATCCAGAAGGTGGACAAGATCACTTTGAAAATTTAGCAGAATATTTAGAAGATAAAGTTTTAGATCCATTAGCAACAGAACTAATGGATAAATATCAAGAATATAAACAATCAAGACAAGAATGGGTTGAAAGTTATAGAGAAGGTTTAAATCTTTTAGGATTTAAATATGTAACTAGAACAGAACCATTTAGAGGTGCAGCGAGTGTAACTCACCCAGTTTTAGCTGAAGCTGTAACCCAGTTCCAAGCACAAGCTTATAAAGAATTATTACCAGCAGATGGACCTGTTAGAACTCAAATTATGGGAGATGTTAATATTCCTAAAGAAGAACAGGCGAAACGTGTAAAAGATTTTATGAATTATCAATTGATGGATCAGATGAAAGAATATGAACCAGAATTTGATCAAATGCTTTTCTATCTACCCCTTAGCGGCTCTACTTTTAAGAAAGTTTATTATGACGATCTTTTAGGAAGAGCCGTTTCAAAATTTGTACCGGCTGAAGATTTAGTCGTTCCGTATTCTGCTACCTCATTAGAAGATGCGGAAGCTGTAATCCACGTTATACGTATTTCTCAAAATGATTTACGTAAACAACAAATCAATGGCTTTTATAGAGACATTGATTTGGGAGAACCGCCTTTAAAAGAAGATGCCTTAAAACAAAAAGAATTAGAATTAGAAGGTATTAGACAAACAGGTACAGAAGACATGTATACAATTTTAGAAATGCATGTTAATGTAGATTTAGACGGACATGAAGATGTTGACCCCGAAGATGGTGAACCAACTGGAATTAAATTACCTTACATTATAACAATTGATGAAGCTAATAGTAAAATTTTATCTATTAGAAGAAATTACGAAGCACAAGATCCTCTTAAAAAGAAAAAAGATTATTTTGTTCATTTTAAATTTTTACCAGGTCTTGGTTTTTATGGTTTAGGTTTAATTCATATGATTGGTGGATTAAGTAGAACTGCAACTGTTGCTTTAAGACAATTATTAGATGCAGGAACTTTAGCAAACTTACCAGCAGGTTTTAAAACTAGAGGTGTAAGAATGCGTGATGATGCACAGCCATTACAACCTGGAGAATTTAGAGATGTTGATGTACCTGGTGGAAATATCAGAGATCAATTTATGCAATTACCATTTAAAGGACCAGATCAAACTTTATTAGCTTTAATGGGTACTGTTGTTCAAGGTGCTCAAAGATTTGCATCAATTGCTGACGCCCAAGTTGGAGATATGAATCAACAAGCCGCGGTCGGTACTACAGTTGCACTATTAGAGAGAGGATCAAGAGTAATGTCAGCGATCCACAAAAGACTATACGTTGGTCTTAAGAATGAATTTAAATTATTAGCTGAAGTTTTCAAAACTTACTTACCTCCGGTTTATCCATACGATGTACCAGGAGCTACCAGACAAATTAAAGTTCAAGACTTTGATGACAGAATAGATATTTTACCAGTTGCGGATCCAAATATCTTTTCTCAAACTCAAAGAATTTCAATGGCGCAAACACAACTACAATTAGCGCAATCAAATCCTAAAATGCATAATTTATATCAAGCTTATAGATCAATGTATGATGCAATTGGAATTAAAAATGTAAATTCAATTTTACCACCACCACAACCACCACAACCAATGGATCCAGCATTAGAAAATATTTTAGCTATTAGTGGAAAACCTTTTCAAGCGTATCCAGGTCAAGACCATAAAGCTCATATTGATTCTCATTTAAGTTTTATGTCTATTTCAATGGTCCAAAATAACCCAATGGCTATGATGTCTTTACAAAAAAATATTTTAGAGCACATTTCTATAATGGCACAAGAGCAAGTTCAGTTAGAATTTGTTGAAGAGATGAAAGAAATGCAACAAATCCAACAACAATTACAACCAATGATGCAAAATCCACAAATGCAACAACAAATGATGCAAAATCCACAAGCAATGCAGATGCAACAACGAGTTAAACAGATAAGTTCACAGATTGAATCAAGAAAAGCTGTGTTAATTGCTGAAATGATGAAAGATTATGCTAAAGAAGAAGACAAAATTAGTTCTGAAGTAGGCGGTGATCCGTTATTAAAACTAAAATCAAGAGAATTAGACTTAAGAGCTAAGGCTGATCAAGATAAAAATGCAAATAATGAGGCAAGACTTGATTTAGACACTATGAAAGCAATGATGAACGACCAACAACACGACGAAAAGCTTGAACAAAACGAAGAATTAGCTGGATTACGTGCAGGAGTGTCATTAGCTAAACAACAAATGGCTGATGAAAGTAAGCGTCACGATTTTGGTAGAAATTTTAAAAAAAATTAACTATAATAAACACATAAGGAGCAAAATATGAGCAAAGATTGGCAAAGAGGTTCAGGTTATGTCAAAGCACCTAAAATTACAAAAGAATTAGGTGTTGGCAAAGACGGATATCAAACTGGCGGGGTTAAAATTGAAGCTACTGATCCTTTTGAAACTCAAACAGTAACTGTTAGAGGAACAAAAGCGATGAGAGCAGATAAAAAACCTGTCAAAGCTAAATGGTACTAGGTTATGTGGTTTAGTGCACTAAAGTTAGGCTTAAACGCAGCAACGCACATCTATAAAAAGAAACAAGAAACAAAGATGGCGATGGCTGACGCTCAACACATGCATGCATCTAAAATGGCCCGAGGCGAAAGCGAATATCAGGGCAAACTTTTAGAAGCCCGTCAATCAGACTGGAAGGACGAGTTCGTTTTGGTCGTGCTCACGCTGCCCATTTTGGTGATCGCCTGGGGGGTTTTCTCGGATGATCCGGGTGCGGCTGCAAAGATAAAAGAGTTCTTTGAGCAGTTCCAGCAGCTCCCGTCATGGTTCACAAATTTGTGGATCCTTGTTGTTGCGAGTATATATGGTATAAAGGGAACGCAAATTTTTAAAAACGGAGGAAAAAAATGAGGCAAAATGGAGTAAGATCTAATGTAAGATTTCCATATGGAGAATCTGAAGGGATGAAAAAAGGTGGGAGAGTTAAGAAGCAAGGATACAAAGATAGAAAAGATGAATCTATTGCTATGAGAATAAGAAAAAAAAGAACTAAAAAACAACTAAAAGATTCTAGAGATGAGTCTTATGGTAGATGGGGTTCTGCAGCTAAAAAAAGCGGAAAGATAAATAGGTAATAATATGGCTAACACAGGAAGAATGAATCTTTTAGAAGAAGTCGGAAGAATTGACGCTGAAAGAATGAATCCAAATAGACGTGCTGAGAAAAGAAGAGTAATTGGTGAGTTAGACAGAGGATACAAAAAAGGTGGTAGAGTTAGAGGTTGTGGAGTGGCTAAAAGAGGCTACGGAAGAGCGTTGAAAAAATAATGCCTAGATATTTTGATTCAACATCGTCTACACCTTGGAAAACTGCTAAAAGCATTTATGCGGATGGTGGTAGAGTAGAATATGCGGACGGAGGCAGAGTAGAAGCTAAAGATGGCAAGTGGATCCAAAAAGCTAAAATAAAAAAAGGTGCTTTAAGATCTCAAATGGGAATTAAAAAAGGTAAAAAAATTCCTTTATCTAAATTAAAAGCAGCTGCTAAAAAAGGTGGTAAGTTAGGTAAAAGAGCTAACTTGGCGTTAACATTTAGAAAGATGAAAAAATCGTAATGAAAAAATTAAAGGAGCTATTTAATAAATTAGTTGATAAAGTATTCGGCAAAAGATGCGAATGCACTAATAAACAAAAAATTCAAGTAAAAGAATGTTTGGATTGCGGTCAACTTATTAAATAATGCCCTTTAAATCAGAAAAGCAGAGAAGATATCTTTGGAAAAACAATCCCAAACTTGCTAGAGAATGGGAAGAAAAATACGGTAAACCAAAAAAGAAAAAAAGGAAGAAGAGGAAATAATGGAAGACTTTACAATCATTACTAAAGTTCAAAGAACTTTAAAAGAAAGACTACAACATATTGGAGACTCAATACTTACAGGTGGGGTTGACAATATGGAGAAATATAAGTATCTAGTAGGACAGGCACATGCCATACAATTAACATTACAGGATATCTCTAACCTGCTAAAACCAAAGGAGCAAAAAGATGAGCAAGGAAACGTTATCGACATCGGAAACGGAAAAGGAAGTACCAAAAACTAGACCGGCACTTCAAGAAAAATACGCAGAAGAAAAAGCACAAGAACCAGATCCATTACATCCTGATAATATTGGAACAGATACAGTAGATGAATTACCAGAACCTTCTGGTTATAGAATTTTAGTTCTACCTTTTACACCAAAGAATAAAACAAAAGGTGGAATTTTATTTTCCCAAGAAACTTTAGATAAAGCAAGAATAGCTACAACATGTGGTTATGTTTTAAAAATGGGAGATCTTGCATACACGGATACTGAAAAATTTGGTAAACCTTGGTGCAAAAAAGGAGATTGGGTTATCTTTGCCAGATATGCTGGTTCAAGATTACCAATAGAAGGTGGTGAGGTGAGAATATTAAACGATGATGAAGTTTTAGGAACTATAAAAGATCCTGAATCTATTCTTCATCTAATTTAACAACATAGGAAGGAACTATGCCAGAAGATAAAAAACCATCTGATGAATTAATTGATGTCGGGGAAACCGAAGGAGCAGAAATTAATTTAGATGAAAAAGGAGAAGCGGTCAAACAAGAGGAAGTTGTAGAAGAAAAGATAGAGGTTGAACAGGTACCTGAAGATAAAACTTATGAGAATGATCGACAAGTAAAACTTGACGAAAAGAAAAAACCTGCGGAAGATAAAGACGAGTTAAAAGAATATAGTGAAGGAGTTCAAAAAAGAATTGC